TTGTCAGAAAACATCCCAAGTTCATGCGCCCAGGCTGACTTCACTTCGTTTAACGGAATACCATTCCACTTATTTTTAAATTCAGAACCGTATGTCATAGACAAGCGATCAAACAAACGTTCAACAGCAGCAATTGATATTGTCATTTTTTTATCCTTAGTAAATTGTTTGTGGATTCCATTTCAAAAATATCTTTTTCAAATGTTGGCTTTCTACCAGTTGCGCTTTCAAACCACTCACGATTCTGCTTTACCCAAGGTTGTTCATTGTCTTTGCTTTCAGCTCGTTGCTTTCGTATCCAGTTGCGCCATGTGGCAAACCAATCAGCTTTGCGTTTGGCTTCAGAAATCCAATAATCTTTAAACCCGTCTGCAACTTGGTTGATATTAAGATCAGGTCTTTGCTCTTTTGCCCATATTGCCCATTCGTCAGGCAATTCCCAATCTTTCGATAATTGGCTAGTTTTTGTTTGGGCAGCTTTAGCTGCTAACTCTTTTAATGGTTCTTGTTTAGTGGTTAGTGGTTCTTGTTTAGGGTTATTTTGGGTTAGGCTTGGGTTAGGCTTGGGTATCCCATGGGTTTTTTTTGGCCTACCACCCTTGATTCCATTAAGTTTTTGCTTATCAAGAAAGCCATGATAATTAGCTATTTCAGCGTCTGCACGACGATTTATGTACCCGTTTTCGGTGTGTTCAAAGAACTCAACAAGTATCGCTTTTACAATTCCTGCTTCGATTCTTAATCTACGGGAAACCCATGGGATATCAGTGGGTATTGGTGTTTCAGTGTCGTAATACATATCCAGAAGTCTGCGATATGTAATGTCCTCGATTGGGGACAAGTGCATCGTGTGTTTGTTGTAATCACCGATGTTGAATTGATAATAGTGCATCTCAAACCTTAAAAAAAAGGCTTCACCTGAACACGCAATTCCTTTTTTAAGGGAATCTGGCAGGACGAGCCAACACTCGCTGCGTATTCATGTGAAGCCTTGTTGGAATAATCACCCCCGCCAAAGGATGCACTAATTATCTATTATTTCCTTTTTTTACGCAACTCAGGCCAAATAATTTTCCAGTTGTTGATGTTGTCTTGTCTAGTCCACTGGCCATCGGATAAACGTTCTAGCTCGCCAGCCATAAAAACTAGCTTGTCTACAGGGATACCGTTAGCTTTCCATTGACTTACGGCTGGCACACTTACGCCGCACAGTCTGGCAACCTTTGTCGTACCGCCTAAAATTTGTATGATTTCTATGTTTTCCATGTAGCCATCTTAACATTTATTGTCAAAGAAACTCAACTATTTTTTTGTTATCGAGTTTTCCACTTGCGTTATTTGTTTAGATAGCTTAATATTTAATCACTGACGAATTGCTCAGTAATTATATACAGGTGCAAAAATGAATGAATTAGCAAAATCTCTAGTAAAAGCCCAGGCTGCTATGAACCACGCAGCAAAAGACTCTAAAAATCCCCACTTTAAATCTGCGTACAGCTCACTAGCATCGGTTATCGACGCTGTGCGACCTGCGCTGTCTGGCAACGGTCTTGCGTTTGTGCAAAAGCTGCATACCGCTGATGGTGGCGTAGCAGTTGAGACAGTATTGATCCACGAATCCGGTCAAGAAATGTCTTGCGGTACTTTGTTTATACCTGCGAGCAAACAAGACGCTCAGGGCTTTGGTTCTGCACTTTCGTATGCAAAACGCTATAGCTTGCAATCTGCGCTTGGCATCGCATCGGCTGATGATGACGGTGAAGCCGCTGTAAAAACGCCGCCTAAGCCTCCAGTTGCGGTCACGATAGACATGGACTACGCAGTGGACGAAATGGCGGAACAGACCGATTTAGAGTCTTTAAAAAGCTGTTTCGCTAAATGGTACAAGTCTGCGCCTGATTCGCAGAAAGAAGTCTTGAAAGCTATGTACGATGGGATCAAAGTTCAATTAATTGCAATTTCAAACGGAGCAAAATAATGGCAAATGACCTAAACCGTTGTGAATTCATTGGAAGATTAGGGCGTGATCCAGAAGTGCGCTTTGCCGCCTCTGGTGAGGCCATTGCAAACTTTTCAATTGCTTGTGGATGGAAGTCCAAAGAAAAAGAATCAGTTGAGTGGATTCGCATTGTTGCATTTGGCAAACTTGCTGGCGTTTGTGGTGACTATCTTCGCAAGGGTTCGCAGGTGTACATCGCTGGGCGTATGGTTACACGAAAATGGCAAAACAAGGACGGTGTAGAGCAATTCTCTACCGAAGTCGTTGCTGATCAGATGCAAATGCTTGGTGGCAAGTCAGAGGAATCGCCAGCAACTAAGAAACCTGACGCATATCGGGCCATCAAAGAGGGCAATGTTATGCCGATTGAAGATGATTTGGACAGTGTGCCATTTTGATGAACAAAACTGAGGAAGCAATTTTGATTTCTTGGCGGCTTCAACAGTGGTATGAAGGCATGGTCTTAGACGCTAGGGCCATGCAAGACCTACAGGATGCAATCGAGATGCTTAAAACATTAGCTAAACAGGTGCAAAAATGAAAATGAGTCCACCAGCGTTTCCGACATGGATTGTTGATGATTCAATGGCGCATGGTATGACATTGCGAGATTATTTTGCAAATCATGCAATGGTTGGTTTTTTGGCTTCCGACGATTTAACCGATCACCCATCAAATGTAGCTAAATGGTCTTATGAGATGGCTGACGCAATGATGAGAGCGAGGGAATATGATTATCAAAACAGTTGATTCAGAGTCTGGGCATTGGTATGCAGCAGACGGTAGCCCAGCTTACCGGATCATTGGTAAGAATGGCAAAGAACGCAATACAACGGTCAAGGATGCTAGAGAACTTGGGTTAAAACCAAGTGTGACCACAATCTTAGGGCTTATTGCAAAGCCTGGGCTTAACACTTGGTTGCAAACTCAAGTATTACTAGCCGCTTTGACATTGCCCAGGCGTGAGAACGAATCCGAGGAATCTTGGCTAGAACGGGTAATGACCGATTCCAAGTCTACCGGACGGGACGCTATGGATCGTGGCACTCAGATGCACGGGGTGCTTGAGCAATTCTATAGCGGTCAAGATGCTGACTATCCAATTTATGTTGCCGAAGTAGACAAGGCCATCACAGAACACTTTGGAACGCAGGAATGGACAGCTGAAGCGTCTTTTGCACATCCGCAAGGGTTTGGTGGCAAAGTTGATTTAAGCGGCTCTAACATCGTTATAGACTTTAAAAGCAAAGACAATCTCGACAAGGTTGCGCCGTACTTTGAGCAGATCATGCAACTGGCAGCATACCGTGTCGGACTTGGCAAACCAACAGCTCGGTGCGCTAATGTCTTTTTTACGGCCAATGGTGATGTAAAAGTCATTGAGCATAGCGAGGATGATCTAGACAAAGCCTGGCTTTGTTTTGAATGTTTATTGTTGTTTTACACAATTAAAAACAACCTATAATGAATTGCGGGGAAAGCTAGTGTCCCTCCACTCCTTGTTCGGCGAGTACCCGCACCCCAACAAAAATACAACACTTAGGGAAAACACCTATCAATATTGCTTGATTGTATTGTTAAGACAACTTAATATCTAGTCATGGCAACAACGCCATTAATTACATACAGGTGCATAAATGAGCGAATACGATGATGAGCGTTTTAATCTAAACATTCAAGACGCTAATGACGTAATGAATGTGATCCAGTTCCACGGCATCGACAAAGACGGGCTTGATTGGTTGAGTTGGTACAAGCGCATCGCATCTGGTGACGCACTTCACAACATCGTTATGATTCTTGTGCGTAACAGACACGACCCAAAGTACAAAGAGCTTGTTTGTGAACTTGAAGATGAAATCGAGGGGTGGCTATGAAATACCTAAAATACAAACCTGAAGATCAACGCATCCCGTTTGAGGGTTATGTGCTTGGCGCAATCGTGTTGTTTGCTGTATTCGGTTTTCTTCCACTTATGTACTGGATTACAAAATGAGCAAAACAGATCAAGTGCTTATGCACCTTAAAAAGAAACCAATCACCAGTTGGGAAGCTATTAACCTTTACCGTGCGACACGGCTTGCCGACATTGTGTTTAAACTAAAGCAAAGAGGCCACAACATTGTGACCTGGATGATAGATGATGGTGAAGTGCGTTTTGCTCGATACTATTTAATAAAGGAAAAGAAATGAGCTACGAACTGACAGAGCAACCTAAGTTGCCATGCCCGTTGATTGACAATCCTGAATGGAAGTATATCCCAGCAGCATCCACCAACATTGCTGAAACCTTTAAGCGTTTTGGCTTTGTCCCACCAAGCACACTAAAGGAAAACAAATGAAAAAATATGCCATTGCAGTCGTATTGGCCCTGTCAGCAACAGCAGCGTATGCAGCTTGCACAACCAATACAATTATGTCTGGGGGACGCATGGTGATTTGCACCACCTGTTGTTATTCGCCTGGTAATTGCACAACTACTTGTTTATAAATTAAAGCCCCGTAACTGGGGCTTTATTTTGAATAGTATTCAATTAACCGTGAGTATCTCATTTGGCGGTCATCTAACCCGTTAGTGCCGCCATTAATACGCTTAGTCATTCCAAGCACATCTTGAGCGTCTGCTAGGCTATTTATCTTTCTAGTAGACCAGTACCACCCAGCAGACATTGCAGCCAACTCAGGCTGCTCAAGCAAGTCAGGCTCGACTAGCGAGTTATTGTCAGAAGCCATCGAAAAAGCTGCGTAACTATCTTTGCCAGTAAGCTGGATGAGTCCTCGACCACGGTACTGCCAACCATCCCCACTGGCTTCATCTTCGTTGCCCATTCGGTTTGCGTAGACCCTGTTTGCAATCTTTTCTGGTTTGTACTCATAATTTTTAGCGGAATCCGCATTGAAGTAATGAGGAAAAACCATTAACAACCGAGCTGCGCTGTAGTTAAAGTTTTCAACGGTGTATCTAAAACCACCTGATTCGTGACCGCATTGGCTTAAAAACCCTGCAATTCTCAATGCGGTATTTATCTCGTATTTTTCGCAAACTTGATTTAATGCGTCAATCCATTTGTCAGCCATGTCCTCAGAACAGGTCTTTGAATCAACCAACAAACTTTTTGTAATCATTTCTTTTGTGCGTAAAACAGAGTCCGATCACCGAATAAGTAGAATCCAACAGCCGACGCAAAGTTGTTAACTGCTGCGCTATCTTGACCTGTCATCATCATAAATGACCATGTGCCAAGCACCACCGCCGCCACGCCTGGGCGCATTAACCGAACGATTGCCTCTACCCAAGGGTAAGTCGTACCTGCGCCCCCAACGCTATTCATTGCCTTAAACATTTCAAGATCAATGCCACGCATTTGAACGTACTCACCGATATTG